CTAGACCGTCGCATTCCGTTCTATATGGATGGTCTTGAGGAGCTGCAAGGTACCCTCGTCCCAGGGGTATGACGATGTTACGAAAAACGTGGTGTCCTCCGTAGGATAATAGGATGCTTGGTAGGTTTTGATTTTAATTCCGCTGACGGTGATATATCCAGAGACAATTGCCCCATCCTGGCCATCGATGGTCCTTGCGGCGGATTCTACCGATTTGAATCCAGATTTTGTGAAGATGGATTTCATGGATGCAGCCATTTCTTCGCCCGTCATTTTGGTCTCTATTTTGCTTTCAGTGAGCGATAATGTCGCCAGCCGCGTTACTCCTGTTTTATTATTAATTTTCACAGAATATTTTATCTTGGCGTCTCCACTTAGAGTCTCTGATTCTGTGGGGTCCTCTATAGAGACCGTATATGCATCATGAGGTAAGCCCAGGTCGAAGGAGATTGTATATGGGCCTGTGGTGACGCTGTCTGGCTCAGCCATACACGGCACTATTAGGGCCGCCAATACCAGTAGAAAGGCGATAGTTTTCATAACACCTTGATTAATATTTTCTAACGAAAAACCTTTTGGCCATGCTGTTCATCTGTCAGTTATGTCTAAGATATTCATTTTGTGCCTAATACTTCTGGCATTTATAGAGATGTCCTCAGCCGCGTCTGATTATGAAATATCAATCTTCGCGAAAGGCGTGATAGCCTCTGATAGCACGATTGATGGTACAGTCGTGACTATCGAAAATGATAGCCTGATAGCAAATTACTTTCTTCAGGAATATGATAGTAAGGATCCGGATATGCTAACAGCAAAAGCGGAGTGGGTTATGGACGCGATGATAAGGGTAATTCAAGAATATCCAAATAGGTTTTCCGGGGTATATGTCGGTGTGTTTGATGGTCAAAAATTACAGGCACAAGAGACATTATACTTAAAAGGTGGATACACTGGTTGAGGAGTGCAACTTAAATATCACCATTTTGCGCAATACTTGCGGTCAAGTGTCAAGTATTGCAGGATGCTTTCCACGACTTTACTTTTTAGAATTATTTTAATCTAATTTTATCTATTTTCCAGACTAAACAATATCAGAAAAGGCTGTTATTTCCCTCAATTCCTAGTCAAATTGAAAGGGGTTGAGGAGAATAGAGCGCAATACTTGACACTTGCGGTCAACCTTCTTTGACGGACCGCAGGACTAAGAGATGACATCTCCGGTTCGTTCGGAGCGGGCGAACCTCAATATCTTCGGCCATTGTCGCGAGGAGTCTTGAGAAAATAGTCTCGCTCAATCTCATCTTGTGGCGGGCATCTTTCGCGAGCATCTTGCCATTATGGGCGGCCAGGAGGGCTCTGAGCACCTCACCCCTATCTTTCTGGCTTGGCAAAGGCTCTGGCTCTTCGCGAAATCTTAGATCTGCAATATACTCACTCTGCTTGTCAAGCCGGGCCTCATGCTCCTTGAGCAGCTCTCCTTGCCGTCTCACAATTTCTATCAGGGCAGCTATCGCTTCGGCAGGGTGGGCCGCAATGTCCGCAATGCTTATAGCTTCCGCTAATGCAGTATTATCTTGAGACATGTAGTGTCACCTACTGTCTTAAGCAAGCGTGGCTATGGGTTCAGCGGCGAGGGCCGGGCAAGGGTTTTCGCTCTCCCCATTTTCCACGTCTGTGACCAGACTTACTTTTATTCTTATTATGTCACCCGGTTCTATTTTTAATGCCTTTCTCATAGGCAGAGGGATTTGCACGCGACCCCTCGAATCTACCTCCACTAAGGCCATTTCTTCGCGCATATACCCTACTATACGTTTCACGTTTATATAGTTTATTGCTTTATGCAGTAAAAATGGGTAATTCTTATATACTTGAAATGCATAATATGGTATTGTCAGAGGTGACTCTAAAATGGTACACAGCCGAAAACTCCCCGCAAGCATCCGGCGCAAGATCCAGGCCGCGATGACCCCAGAGCAGAAGGCCGCAGAAGAGCGCGCCGAGCGCCATAACCTCTCGCCAATCACGGCGGTAGAGGCCGGTTTGGTGGTGGTCTGAAATGTGCGAACCTCATAAAATATGCACAAAATGCAAAATAGATAAACCTCTAAGTCAATTTTATATTCGCAAAACAGGGAAGAAAGCAGGAAAACCAAGGACGCTCTGCAAATCATGCGATTCTATTGATGTCAGAGAGCGAGGCCACAGGCGGGGCTACCATGTCCCATGTTCAGATAAAAATAGCGGTGGCCCATTTTTAGGCATATACGTGGCTGAACGGGCATTATCTAAATTCTTTGACAATATCCAGAGGATGCCTAATGGGAACCCAGGATATGATTTCATATGCAGCAAAGGTTTCAAAATAGATGCAAAAAGTGCCTGCTTATATATCAATAAATTCGGGCTAGGCACTTGGGTATTTCGGATTAGATATAATCAGACAGCAGATTATTTTCTGTGTTTAGCATTCGATAACAGGGCATCATTGGAGCCACAGCACGTTTGGCTAATTCCTAAGGATGTAGCGAGCATTCGGGCCAGCCTGACTATTTGCAATTCTCCGTATTCTCTCCGCAGATGGAGTGCTTATGAAATGCCATTGGATCGAGTAGTACAATGTTGTGATAAAATAAAGGAGGAAGTTAGATGTGTGTAGGATGCACAGAGATAATCGTATCTCACCTTTTCGGCCCGCAAATTGAGCCGCTAAAAATCAAGATTATGAAGATGAGAAAAGGCTATAACTGGGAGATCTCCTGCGCCGGCTCCGATATGGCCGAGATCCTCTCAAAGGTCCGGGCCGCAGATGCAACACTGCATAAAGAGTACGGAGGCGTTTGAGCATGGCCATACAATCATCTCTGCTGCAATGGGACAAAGCCCCTAAGGTCCCGACTATCAGCGACCAGGACGAGCAGGACCTGATAGCCGATTTTGCGCACACCCACAAAGTGACTTACGTGGATGTGCATGAATCCAAGCGGCATATCGAGCGCGTCCTCCGGACGGTAGCGATGTCCCAGAGGCATCGCCAGGAACTGATCGAAGAGACCAGCAAGACTACAGTCCAGGTATCATGGATTCGATCTGCGATGGAATACTTGGACCGCGCCATTCAACGGGCACAAGAAGCCCGAATAGTCGCCCCGCCTGTAAAACAGGAGGTAGATCCTGATCAGTGGTACGAGATGATCAGAGAAGAAAGGGCGATCTCCAAGGCCAGCAGGCGATACACCGCTGAACTGTACGCTATCGGGGATCTCCATCCGGCAAAGGTGGTGATCTGAAATGGCCGCTAAACCAGTGCTCATAACTGGCCCAGAAGACAGCCGAGAGGCTGCCCAAACCACTGGATTTCAAGAGTTCATCTCGCCCATTGAGGGCCTGCCGGTGATTGGCAGGAGTGGTTGCCAAACCAACCCAGCCAATCTGGCCAAATTGGCCGCGAAGCTCTGCAAGGTCATGCAGGCATGCGCAGTAGTGCCCAAGGATAAACAAAATCCACAGCAGCACTACAAATACGCAAGCAGCGATGCAGTCCTGGAGAAAGCAAATCCTGCTTTCGTGGCTGCTGGCCTGGCCACGATCTACGAGCTGCAGATCCTGGATAGGCAGCCCAGGACTACCAGCACCGGCGCCATGTGGGAGCTGGTGACAGTCCTGGCCAGGCTCACCATCATCGACAGCGAAACAGGAGCGACAATTCAGAGCGACGGCATCGGCCAGGGCTACGACGGCGGAGACAAGGCCCTTAGCAAAGCGCAGACTCAGGCCAGAAAATATGCTCTCCTGCTGGCTCTCAATATCAGCACCGGAGACGATCCAGAAGCCGATGATCGCAGCGACAAGGCCCAGGTTCCTGCCATACCCTGCAAGAAGTGCAGAGGTCCGGCTGCATATATCGATGATGGCGAGTTCGAAGGCAAGCCGGTTAGGCGATACTACTGCGATAAATGCAAGACTGAAACCCGGAGGGCGGCATGACCCCCGAAGAGCAGATCGCGGAATTAAAGAGGCTCCTCATTGAATCCGAAGCGCATTGCCTGCATTTGTTCAAGCGTCTCGATGAGGGCGAGACGCTGGCCTGGGAAGAGCTGCCCGCAGAAGAGCAGGAAGCCCGTATCTGGTATTCCGAATTTCTGCTGAAAAAGCAGCATCCGGAGCTGTTCGCATGACCGAAGATCAGCAGCCTGCCCAGCCTGAGCAGCAGCACCGACAATGCCGCCGTTGCCATCGCAAGCTCTCGCAGGAGCGCTCCATGCGCCTTGGCTTAGGCCCGGTCTGCCTCCAAAGAGAAGCCCAGGAGGCTGAAGCCTGATGTCCCGGCCCAGAGATTTCCTGATGAACGAGTTGCGAGCCGCCCAAAAGCAACTCGTCACTGCCAAGAAACGCAAGAACTCGGAGAATGAAAGGTACCTCCGCACTCACATCGCGGAGCTTCGAAAGGAACTGGAGCGTGCCGAGTGAGAATATTACTTTCACTCCACGCACATGGCCTAAAATAATCCAGGGGTGATATAATCCACAAGAATACCGCAAGGAATATTAGTACTGACGAAAATATAGACAGCCCAAGCTACAGTTGTCAAGAGCCAGGGTCGTTCCCTCGATACTTAGCAGGTCCCGAGGACCAACCCCGGCTGCATATAACCGCGCGCCGTAAGCATAAGAGCTTTGCGGAGAGTGCGGACTGTGCGGCCCTTCCCTGGTTCGGGAAGGAGACATGTCTACAAAGAAAGGATTAGACGTAATCGATTTTGGCCTCCTCGAAGAGGTAAACCAGAACCCCGGACAGCCGCTCTCAAGTGCAATTGCGCCATCGGCGGGGCGGCGAAATGAGAGAACTCTCTACGATCGCCTCAAGGCCCTGGAAATCCAGGGCTTCATTTCTGTAGATCGCTCATCCGAGAAAGGCCATGCCCTGGCGACAATCACAACCAAGGGAAAAGCAGCGATAATGGGAAGGGAGAATCCCGGCCCCGCTCAGGAGGCAAGATCCTCATGAGTGACACTGCTTGTGCGCCTATAAGCTTTTCTGAATACCGTGCAGGCAGTGCGGTTGAGCTCCTTCGCGACCACAGAGAGCTCCGTGGCACGCTCGAAGATATCCAGCCTGCAGACGATGGCCTGATCTGCGTCACAGTGGCAGGCCTCAGGCGGCTCGTGCCTGAAGAGCTGGAAAGCGAGCTTCAGCCCCTGCGGGGCCGGTTCGTGTCAATCCTGCGGCTAGACGGCTATGATGTGAAGGAAGTGCCCAGGAGGATGCGGACATGAGACGGGGCACTATCTTTTCCCTCAGAATCGCTCTGTGCGGTCTGCTGGCCACAACGGACCACAAGGCTACCAGGTACATGGCCCTTCTGGGTATCTGCGTCGCAGACTGCTATCTGGGTGGTGCAGCAGCATGAGGCCCTGCATTCGCGACATCGCTCTGGCTGCGCTTTTGGCACTGATCTGGCTTAGTCTGATAGCATTGGCCCAGGCCGTCTCCCTGGAGATCTCCGGCCACATCGCCGGCCAGGGCATGATGAACTCCAGCTTCGTGGGCGACTCGCTCAACGTCTCGCTTTTCCAGAACGCGACCGGCCTGAACATCACCGTGGTAGGTGGTGCAGCATGAGACGTTCTCTTGCTGCTCTCCAGGGTCAACGAATCAACCTCTTCGCCACCGTCCGGAAAATCTCATCGAAAGGAGACGTCCTCCTCCGAGATCTCATCTACCCAGGCGGCTATAGCCAGCATGCATGGATACCTGCCAGGCATTGGGCAGCCAGAATACCTGGGAGTGACGACAGAGTTGAGCTGACTGCAAGAGTGGTGCCGTACTGGCGGGAGAATGGGCAGAAGGATTTTGGATTGATTGAGGTGCGAGAGGCTGCCCCATGACACCGACCGAGCAGGACCTCCTCCGCCACATATACGACCGGGCCGGCAGGGTCTGCCAGAACAAAGACCAGAAGCATCTGCGGGAGTGGGAGCATGACGAGCCGCAGGAATAGGTGCAATCTTGAGCAACCCCAGCCGCCAGAACCGCGTTTGATGGAAGCCCAGGAGCGACGATCCTATCTTGGCATGCTCGCCCTGTTCAGGTTGCTGGACCTGTATTTCTGGGGGATGCAGGAATGAGCCAGCGTCTTGGCGCGAAAGGTGGCGCCCCTCTGGAGCACCGGGCCGGATGCACCCTGCCAAACGGCCAGCAAATCTACTTCCCCTCTTCAGGTTGCAGACCTAAAATGGATGCAGACCACATTGTCTGGTTTGCCGAGCAGACACGAACTATGCGCGGAGGCTGACTATGGCCGATCGCTCTCTACGGGACGAAGCCTACGCAGCCCTGACAGGCTCTTCAGTGTCTCCGACAGTCTTCACAGTATGCTGCCCGGATGACCTGGTCAGAGTCTTCAAGAAGCTGCTCTCCCTGCCCACGGGCAAGACTGCCAGAGTGACGATTGAGGAGCTCCGGCCATGACTCGCCATATCTGCCGTCCCTGGCCCGGATCGCTTGTAGTCCTGCCTCATCACCCGCCCTTGAAGCGCGGAGAGATCCGGGACGCCGGCAAAGCGCTGTACCGAAGGCTGCGGGAGGGGAGGAAATGAGCCAGTCTTCTCTCACAGCCTTCTCCCCTGAATCCGAGCAGCCCTGCAATAGCTGCGCAGACTGTCTGAACCGCCGAGGCCCCGTTCAGGTAGTTGGTGGCAAGAGGATGGTTCGCTGCCTGACGAGCCTGAGGGACTACCGCGAGAACTGCAACGCTCATGATGACGGAACCGGCCTGGATGCCATGAAGCAAATTGCCGAGAAGGGCTACATCACGCCCAGGAGGCGAGCATGAGCCATATTCTGAAGCTCGGCACCTCCTCTATCAGGGCCCTCGACGGCTCGACATATCAGGAATCCATCAGCATCAAGGCAGAGACTCAGAAGGCTATCCTCATGAGGATCGAGAAGAGGGGCAAGATCCGCACAGCCTGGTTGCCTCGCTCGCAGATCGAGATCGCCGATGACCGAGTAATAGTGCCGGATTGGCTCTGGGAGAGGAAGCGGGAGGGAGAATGAGGCCACAGACAAATCTCCAGCAAGAAACCAGTATGCTCCATTGGTGGCCGAAAATCAAAGACATTCTGCCAGTGCCGAGTTCTGAGATTCTGCCAATCACCAAAGATGAGACGTTCGCACTCATCGGCCTGCTCGACGGAGAGATGATCTCAGAGGAGCTGCACGATCGCCTCAAGGCCGGAGCTGCTCAAATCGGATATCCTCTATTCCTGCGCTCAGATATGGGCAGTGCAAAGCATGACTATGATCGCTCCTGCTGCCTGAAATCCGAAAAGGAGCTATTGGGCCATATAGCGTGTCTCATCGAATGGCATCTCATGAGAGATCTCTGGCCCGCTGCCATAGTCTTTCGAGAGATGCTGCAGCTTAACGCGCCTTTCCTGGCCTTCGATGGCCTGCCCATTGCCAAAGAACGCCGCTACTTCGTCGATGAAGGCAAAGTGCTCTGCCATCATCCTTACTGGCCTAAAGGCGCAATTGAGCAGGGCCGTAATTGGTCAAAGCTCCCTGCCGGATGGCAGCAAAAGCTGGCAGAGATCAATCAGGAAGATGAAGGCGAAATCTCCTGCCTGACCAGAATGGCGGAAGAGTTCGCTGAATGCGTTCCTGGTTTCTTCTCAGTCGACTTTGCACAGGCTGCAGACGGCAGATGGTACATGATCGATGCAGCCAGAGGAGAGCTCTCCTGGCATCCTGAGCACCCGGAGGCCCGCGACTGATGACTCCGGATCCCGCCATTATTCAACTCAAACCCATCAACCCGGCAGATCCAAATGAGCTCGAACGAACCGAACTCCTTAGAGAGATCATCAGAGTCCAGGATGAACTGATCGGAGCTCATCTGGAGGTCCGCCGCCTGTCTCTGTTGACTGAAAAGCTGAAGAATAGAGCCAGGGCGTTGGGGGCGAAGATCTGATGGATTCAGGATTTACCCCTGCTTCGGAATATTCGCCCGGTTCCGCGCCACCTATCGATGCTCGAATAATCCAATGGCAGGCAGATATCGTAGAACGACTGGATGCAATACAGGATTCTGCAAGCACCCGGGAGATAGAACGAAGGCTAAAAGCCCTGGAGATGAGGTCATCTGAAGCCGCATACTTCACACACGATGACAGGCAAAAGCTCACTGAGCTGCTAAACGACCTGACTGCGCAATCAAAGAGCCTCAGCGAAAGGGTGAATGTCCTCGCCAGGCAGATCGACGACATAGGAATTGTCAAAGATCGTTCGGAGCAACGAATCACAGATGTCAAAGGTCTGGCAAAAGACCGCATCGATGGACTGCACAAAGAGATTGTTGACATTCAGATCTTGCAGAATGTTGACAGAAAACATGTCAACGATCTGGCTGAGCAGCTCGCAGAAGTCCAGGACCTCATCAATCAACACGCTGAGTCAATCAACAAGATCTGGCAGGCTGCCAAGAAGACCCGAACGCCAACCGGCAAAAAGTCTCTGGCCAGGGTCGAGAAGATGAAGGAGATCCTGAAGAGCGGGCCGAAGACCTACAAAGAGCTTGAACGGCTGCTTGACATCTCACCCAAAGAGATGAACCGCTTGGTAACGATGCTTGACACTCGGAGCTACGAGATATTCTTCAGATCGGGAGATGACCGCCAGAAGGTCCTGCGGCTTCGAGCCTGGAATGCCAGTCAACAGTCTAAATCGTTGACGTCAAATGTCAAATATTCCTCGGAGGGGTCTAGTAAAAGGGCTTAACTTTCTAAATTCCGACATAAAATTTGCATGGATTTTATGCAAATTGTGATGTCAATTAGTCGATGGTAGAATAATGAACGAAGCGATAGCAGAAGGTCATAGAGATGGAGTCGAGAAACATTTGACATTTGACAAAGTATGTCAACGATTGGAACAAATAAGGAGGATAATATAAAATGCAAATGCATGTAATTACTGCAGAATTGGGGGATGGATGCTTTGGGCCCTACACAGATGCCATTCTTCTCCAGAAGACTCTCACGATAATCCAGAAGCTCGATCCTGCAGCAGAGATAGTGGATCTTGAGAGCGACCCTCATAATGAGCAGATCCTGGCTGGACTGCTGCCTTACATGATCCATGTCGATATCGTGGGAGGAGAGCCCCAGCTCCCTGCAGAGGTATCGATCACCTGGCCCCCCGCAGAGCAGGAAGGCATCCAGGAAGGAACGCCAGAGTACACTGATTATTTTGTCTGGGCAAAGAACGAGAAAGACGCCTTGCTCCGGCTGGCCCGGATCAACAAAACCACATCGGCAGCGCCGCGAGTGGAGGCCGAAGCATGAAAGAGGATATTCTCAATCTGAGGCCGAAGTCGGGAGAGCAGCAGGTCTCGGCATATTTCAGAAAGCAGACTGGGCCGGAAAGTCAGGACGGTAGCATGGGGGTAGTACTGCGCTGCAAAGGAGGAGCCAAAGCAGTCACGGCCCTAATCGATGCACTCAACAAAGCAATTCCAGGAGAAAAGGTATGAGTCAAAAGAAAGGGCCGAAAGGGCCGATGGATAGGAAACCGATCGAGAGATCGGAGTGCCGCAAAGAACAGGTTCCTGCTCATATCAGGAATCTTGTCAGCCTAACAAAGCGCCGGGGGCTTTCGTTATGAGTGCATGCACCGAAGCAACTATCCTGAAGGCACTTTTCCCGCCATCGGGGGCCATTCCACTAGAAAGAATCGATGCATTGCCCCAGATCAGATCGCATATTAGATCGGCGATTGGCTTGGCGGATGGCAGCCAGCCCACTTCGATGGCCAGAACCTGCAATCCCATTCTCAGCCAGGAGCTTACTCAGAAGGTCGTGGAGCTGAAAGAATCTCCTGAGGGGGCCGACCTCTGCTGGCGTGAGATCGGCGCCAAAATAGGTATCACAGAAGATGCCGCTGCTAAGAGGTATCAAAAGTTCATCAAGGCAAGGGAGGCCGAAGAGCTGCGCAAAGAGGGTGATGAAACGTTGCGCAACGTTCCATGCACTCCCGGAACCGAGAGCAGTGATCATATCGTCGGAGCCGACGAAATGATTGCCGCCGCGGCGCCGGACGGCAAAAAGAATGAACTTGATGAAGTCCTGGCCGGGCCGTCTCTCCAGGAGACCCAATCGGAGCATACTGAAAAGGCCGAGCCGCAAGAAAAACCACAGGCAAAAAAAGTTGAGACGCGCGGAGGGCGGAAGAACCCCAAGATCCCGCACACCGAGGATGATTTCATTTTGGGCCGGAGGTCACAGGGCACGAGATTCAGCACCATCTTGGCTGAACTCCGGCAGAAGGGCATCGAGTGCAACGTAGACGACGTCACTGCCAGATATTACACTGCGGCCTCAAAGAAAGCGTTGGAGGCCAAAGGCAAAAAGCCGCACAATGCACCAACACCAAAGGAAGTGGGCAAGCAAGATGCGAGCGAGCCCGCCACGGAAGCGTCTGCAGTAAATGATGAAAAATGCATCTCTGCGGAGGAAAACGTAGCTGAGGTACGTCAAGAAGAAAAGCCTGCTGCAAAGGCTATAAGCCGGGCAGATCTGGACCGGAAGATCTGGGATGCCTGGAAGGCCGGTAAGACTCCTGAGCAGATATCGGATGATCTGTACGCCGAAGGGCTGTACTATTCTGAGAAATCCGTGCGTATCCGGCTCATCAGCCAGGGGGCCGATCTATGAGCGCCCTACCCACTGCTGAGCAGGAGCGCAAAAACAAGAACCTGCGAAACTACCGGATGAGCTGCAGAAAGAACCGAGTAGACGATCAAATCCGGAGCATCGACTGCACAATCAAGATCCTCCAGGAGAAGCGTGAGCAGCTCCAGAAGGAGAGCGACGCGCTCAGGCCTAAAGTATCTGGCCGGGGTGGAGCATGAATAACGGCGGAGCAAGGCGATTCGTCGCCAGGCTAATAGAGACCGGCCTCGATGTCGAATGGCTGAAGTCTCTGCAGAATGGGAAGCAGCCGAGCGCGAAATCTGGTATCAGCCGAGCAGCTCTGCGACAACTGCATAATTCAGGAGCTATCTGCAAGGCCCCAAAAGACAAGGCAGGACATTGCTATTGGTCAGCCGGGCCGTTTCTCAAAGATTACCTTGGTCTGGCCGTGCAGCTCTCAGAGGCGAGCAGATGAGCCAGGAGGACGTTCTTGCCATGATCCGCAGCTTCGGCCCCCTTAGGAGCTGCGATCTCAAGAAAGCCATGCGGCATGGCAGTTCATCGATCCATCTCGCCCTGAAGACGCTGCAACAGACTGGCGAGATTGCCACTCTGCACTCCGATAAAGGCGCCAGGGGGGCGGGCAGGGCCCGTTGGTGGGTGGTGCCTTAGTGGTCCTCTCCTCCAGCCTTCAGGCCGTCAAATCCGCACTTTCAACTGATTATCAGAGCATGGGTGAGCTCATGGCTAAAACGAACCTCACCAGGGGAACTGTGCGGGAGTGCCTTGAGATCTTGGTGGACCTCGACAAGGCGGAGAAGATCGAGCAAGGCCGACCTTCTGGGAAAAAGAACGGATGGACAAGAGTATCATATCGATTGTATCCAAAGCGAATGTAATCGTATCGATTGCAATCAATATGATTACAATCGATATGGTATCAATCGCAGAATGATATTTATATTTGGAGTGATTATTATGCATGGAGATACCTTGACGGAAGATGCACCGCCCAAAAGCATCCCTAATGAGGTACAGCTTAGGCCTTCCGCCTGGCAGGCCGAATTTGAGTTCAATTCTATTATCGAGTGGAAATGCGGCAATTGCCATAAAAATATATATTACTCCTGCTGGAATGCGACATATTGTCCGCATTGTGGCTCTCCGATATTCAACTTCCCGCGGCAAAAGCTCAATGCCCCGCAGCATAGGGGCTGGTCGTACAATGCCCAAAAATCTGTGAAATGCGATAATAATAAAGGAAAAATAATTAAATCGCACCGGGCAAGCACCGGAGCGAAAAGGAAGATCTGATTATGCCTCCCGCAGAGAGGCATGATAGAGGATTGACTATGAACGCTATGAAGTGCTCCAGGAGGAGCAACTGAAGCAACATAGCTCATCTTCTTGCATCAGCCAACTTCATGATTCCGGCGTAGGGCAGAGCCCAGAAGCGGCGCCGGGCGTCATGCTTACGAATGCGGCGATGACGGCGGGCGACGCCCACCAGAGCCGTAGCTAGTCACCATGTGACACGGCCCGGCCAGACAACCTTCTTTAGGCGAGGATCCCTCCCGCCATGCTTGTGATATACACTGGCCGGGCCCGTTCTAATTACTATCAGGATTGATGCAATGAATGGCAAAATGCTCAGTCTGCGCCAGCAAAAATCGATATGCAGTTGATAGGCTCATAGCTGGCGGCGCGTCAAACCGCGCCATTTCGCGCCAATTCCCCGAATTCTCGAAGGATGCCATTCGAAGACATAAGGAGTCCGGCCATGTCGCTGATCTCATTGAGGATGCCCAGGAAAAGGAGAACCTTCGTCACGGGCTACAGCTCTCATCTCTCCTCGAAGATACAGTACGGGATTTAAGAGACTTGGCGGACGATGCCAGAACTCATGAAGATTATAGGGCAGCGGCGGCTGCATTGGGGCATGTGCTTCGAGCTGCTGAGATTCTGAGCAAAAGTAAAGACTCTGAAGCAAGCGAATTCGAATCAGATGATTATGTTAGGGCCCTAAAGGGGGCGGCAAAGCATGTCTGGCCGAAAGAAGCCCGCCCTGTTCAAATGGGCGCCACTGAGCCTCAAGCAGGCACAAGTAATGACCTGGTGGCTGCCGGAAAGCAGTGTAAATGATTTTGATGGTATAATTCTTGACGGCTCCATCCGGGCTGGCAAGACCCTTCCTGAATCAGTCAGCTTCGTGGATTGGGCGATGTATACCTACCATGATACCAACCTGGGCATGGCGGGAAAAACCCTGGGCGCTCTTCGCAGGAATGTCATAGGGCCACTGAAGCAAGTTCTTCCAGGCAGAGGATATAAAGTCAGAGATTATCGTTCCGCAGAAGAGCCCCATTTAGAGATATCCAAAGGGCGCAAAACGAATTACTTCCATTTGTTTGGCGGCAACAATGAGAAGAGCCAGGACCCTGTCCAGGGCTTTACAGGCGGGGGCTTCTATTTCGACGAAGTCGCCCTGATGCCCCAAAGTTTCGTGAACCAAGCCGAAGGTCGCTGCAGCCTTGACGAATCGAAATACTGGTATAACTGCAATCCAGAGGGGCCTTATCATTACTTCAAGCTCGAATATCTTGAGAAGCTGTTCGAAAAGAATCTCCTGCATCTGCATTTTACAATGGATGATAATCTCTCTCTCAGCTTAAAGACCAAGGAGAGATATGAGCGACGTTATTCGAAGGGTAGTACCTTCTACAGGCGCTTCATCTTAGGCGAATGGTGCATGGCCGAGGGAAGAATTTATGATTTCTTCACGGAAGATCGATTAAAAGGCTATGTAGTCGATGCTTTACCACAGAGCTTTGACCGTTACCATATTGGCATTGATTTCGCTACATCCTCAGTCTGCGTATTTCTGCTGATCGGCAGGTCTCAGGGCATCTGGTACTTGATACGTGAGATATACTGGGATGCTCAGAAACAAGGACGGCAGAAGACAGACTCGGAGTATTCGAGGGATTTCGGCGGTCTGGTCAAAGACATTCGGCCAAGAGTAGATTGTGATCCTGGCGGCGGTGGGGCCGGCCTAATAGCTCAGCTCCGGAAGGATTATCCTGGACTTCTCATAAATTCTGCAATGAATGAAGTCATACCCGGCATCCAGACCACTTCTCAAGCTCTGACAGATGGCAAACTCAAGATTCATTCAAGCTGCGTTAATACGATTCAACAGCTCTCAACTTATTCATGGGATCCAAAGGCACAGGAGCGCGGAGAGGATAAACCAGTCAAGAAAAATGACCACGCTCCGGACGCCCTCCGCTATGCCATTATGCGCATAATGCGCGGCACTGCCTCTGTTTCATCTAAACCAATGGGATTGTAACTATGCGTTGTGTTCTTTGTGGTCACGTCTTCACGGATGCTGATACCGGCTACGTCCGGGGCTCAATATCCGGTGAAGTCATGGAGCTGCTCCCATCTGGCCCGAAGGCAACTGGACAGACATTCGACAATAAGAACGTCCTGTTGTGTATTTCTCACTTCATTGACATTCCAACGCACGTATCTGAAAACCTGAATTCCAATGCTGCAAACCGAAAAGGGAAAGCATGATAACAGACCACGAGAGTATATTCCGGCTTAGATCTAGCTGGCCGCCATCAGACGAGGACACGCTGACCCGCCTCGAACTCTATGAGAAAAATACTATGCTTTTCCAGGGCAGGCATAACAAAATCTGGGTAGATGAGATCCGTAGACTTCGGGCCGATAAGAGCGGCGATCTGAGGATTGTCCTCAACTTCCATAAGCTGCTTTCTCGTTTATGGTCGGACCTTGTGGCTGGAGAGATCCCAGGCGTGGCTCTTCAGGATAAAGTCCAGTTCGATGCCCTACAGAGAATCATCCGAGACAATCTCCTCTGGCAGCAGGTTCAAGATGGCGTAATTGACTTTTCTAAAACCGGTACGAATATCCTCAAGATTCGCTTCGACCAGCGCGGCATAATCGAGAATGTGCCTCCGAAATACTGGTTTCCTATTGTCGCAATTTCTGACATCAAACAGGTCAAAGCTCATGTCATAGCCTATACTTTCCCGGATCCAACACAAAAGCGCAACAATATCAGCTACCTTAAGGCAGAGATCCATAGGCCGCCAAAGGACGGCGAGGAGAGTTATGTCATCGAGCACAGGCTATACCGGCTGAAAAGTAAAAAAATCGACTCAGAAGCGTTACCTCTCGATTTATTCCCTGAATTCGCCTCCTTGCGGCCAATTGAGTCAACCGGTCTAAGCGACTTTGATGTAATTGATATTCAGAACAAGCCCGAAACGGATCAACTCATAGGTTGTGATGATTACAGTGACATTAATAGCCTGGTTCATGAGCTGGAGATGAGGTATGCTCAGATCTTCCGGATCGAGGACAAATTTGCCGATCCGAGCATGTACGGCCCTCCGATGGAAGAACAGGATCCCCGGGATGGCGAGTATCGCGTCATGGGCGGATCTCGCTATATCACAGTCACAGAAGGCCAGACTGCGCCTGGCATCATCGACGGTAGGGGCCCACCTGCCACCAGCTACACAACGATCAGTGACCTCATGCAGAGGCTCTATGAGATCAGCGAGACCTGCAAGATAGCATTCGACGCCAGTCAATCCGGATCTGCTCTGTCAGGAACCGCTCTGAGACTTATGATGGCCAGACCTCTCGCCCGGGCGGGCGGGATTAAGCTGCGATATGATGCCAATCTGAAGAAAGCCATTCGGCTCTGCTCTCAGATGGAGGTCTATCATGCAATGCCAGGCGCCGTTGAGATCCAGGACTTTCAGATTACCTGGAGAGACGGGCTTCCAGACGATCCAAATGAAGAGGCTCAGCGAGAATCAACGCTTGTAACCGGGAAGGTCCGTAGTGCCCAGGGCATAATGAGAGAAAAGGGCTATTCCGAAGACCAGATCCTCCAAGAGCAGAATGAAAAAGCGGATCAGGTGATATGATTGGGCTGCAAACCTAAAAGTCGGGGCAGAAAGCCCAGGCCTAAAAGTTAAATCGATTATCATATTTTGATTCATTATTATAATCAACTATTTTAATAACAGCTACCAGGCGCTTAGTCCTGGGAGGATTCCATGGCAGACGAAGACGATAGTAAAAACAAACTTGGCGATAAAGAAGGCCAGGGCGATACCGGCGACAAGGCCGGGCAGAAAGGCGAAGGCGATCAGGACGATGATCAGGGCGAGGTAAAATTCACTCAGAAGCAGCAAGAGCATATCAACTCTCTGCTGGCTGAAGAGCGTCGCAAAGAGGCCAAGAAAGCCGAGAAGCTCAAGAAGGAGCTGGAAGGCCTGAAGGCGAAAAAGACCGAAGGCGACGACAAGACCGCCAAAGATGATCCACGAATTGCGGATCTCGAAGGCCGCCTGGCCAAGTATGAGGCTGATAAGCTCGCTGATAAGATTTGCGCGGACCTCAAGATTCCAAAAGAAGAGCGGGAGAAGTATATTCGGCACGTAACCGCCACGGACGAAGATGGAATCAAAGAGCAGCTCCGGGCCCTGAAACAAGATTTTGCGCCAAAGAAGACCGGCACCGGCACTAACCCCCCGAAGACCGGGAAACCTGGCAAGAATGACAGCATTAACGCCTACATTCGAAGCAAGGGCAGATCGAAGGTATTTTAGAGGTATCATATGGTAGAGACTGATTACAATCATGCGATAGATCGCACTGATGCAACTCCTCTGATAAATGAGGAAGTTGTGGCTGAGATCATCAAGGAAGTACCGCTAAAGAGCACGGTCCTGCAGCTCATGAAGAAGCTGCCCAACGCCAGCAAGAAGCAGGTCAGGATCCCCGTGCTCAACGCCCTGGCAACCGCTTACTTCGTTGCTGGCGAGGGCGGAGACACTCCTGGCAGCATCACCGGCCAGAAGAAGACCACCAAGATCGAGTGGGCGAACAAGTACATCTACATCGAGGAAGTGGCCTGCATCGTACCTGTCGCTCAGCAAGTACTGGATGACAGCGACTATGACATCTGGGCAGAGGTCAAGCCGTCCATAGTAGAGGCCATTTCTGCCGCCATCGATGCTGCTGTCGTCTTTGGAACTGACAAGCCCAGCACCTGGCCGACTGCAATTGTCACCGATGCTATTGCCAAGAGCATGGCAGTCACTGCGACCGATGACCTTTACAAGGACATCTATGAGACCAACGGACTGCTCGACAAGGTCCGCAAGAGCGGATACTTCCCGTCCGGATTCCTGGCCGGTATGGGCATGGAGTCCCTGCTGGATGGCATCAAGGACACAATGGGCAGGCCCATATTCGATAACTACAAGCAGGAGGACAACCAGTACCGCCTCAAGGGCAGGCCTCTTATCACTGACCCGATGGGCACCATGGACGACAATGCTGCAACCGCCCTCATGGTAGCGGGTGCGTGGGATAAAGCCCTCTACTGCATCCGGCAGGATATGACTTTCGACGTGGCCACCGAAGCGGCTCTGTTCGACTCGTCCGGGGTCCTGCAGTACAGTCTCTTCCAGCAGGACATGGTCGCCCTGAGATGCACCATGAGACTTGGCTGGCAGATCCCCAACCCGATCAACAGGATCAAGAAGAATGCTGACACCCAGTACCCGTTCTCTGTGCTGGTTCCTGCGGCTTGAGGTGAGACGATGAGACTCTTACCTCTTTTTCTGGCGCTTTTCCTGGTATCTGGGCTCGCCTTCGGAGCTTCTGCCCCTATGAACAAGGATGTCATAACTCCTGTGAAATCCGATACAGGAACAGCGAATAGGCTCGGTTGGGTGGCTATCCAGACTATAGCAGCCGCGGAAAGCTCCGATGATGATCAGATCTTCAACACTACAGGCGGGGCGTTGAACACTACCACGAATCTAATCATCAACAGCACCGGGACGAATTCAGCATACTTCCTGGCCCAGCCAGACGTCCCTCGGAATATCATTGGCACGGTGAACGCGAGCACCAACCTGAGCGTGAAGATCACAGGCGCGGATATCGCCAATGCAACCATCACGGAGAATCTCACCTGGGCGGCTGCTAGCGGCGTCAAGGCAAGCACCAAGGCATTCCGGACTGTGACCAGGGTAGATGCCACGCTGTCTGCAGGCGAGACAGCCAAGACGCTCAAGCTCGGCACCGGCAACCTCCTGGGCCTTAACTCGAAGCTCTCAAGAAATACCGTCCTGGCTGAGTTCGTGAATGGTGTCCGGGAAACAGCGGCTGGATCAGTGACCACCAACAGCACCGTGCTCAGCCTGAACACCATCGATACCTATACGGCACCAGGCGGGCACGCGACTGTAGTGTATTACATTGTATAGGCCGGATTTCTCCGGCTGAATAATATTTTTCTAAGATTATGGATGAAATAATGCAAATATGACTATTAATATATTTGCTGACGATTTCGAGGGCGGACTACTGTCCTCGAAGTGGCAATGCATAGGCGCGGCGTGCTCTGTGCAATCTGATGTAGTCCACAACGGGGATTACGCCCTCAAAATTTTAAGCGGTGGAGGGAGCGATCCCACGATAGACTCCGTAACAATAGGGAAAAATCATAAACTAAAATTTGATTTTTATTTTAGGGTAGCTACACCTTCTGGTAATTATGAATTTGATCTACTCACATTATTTTTGACGGACAAAACAAATTACATTGTACCCATGTCTGTATCGTATAGCGGTGGCACCCCGTCGCTGCGATACAGGACCGGCACCGGGTCGTATGTAGAGTATGCTACATATTCTCATGACACATGGTATCATATGGAGTGCATAGTAGATTTTGATGCCGGTTTTATGAGCTGGTCCGTAGACGGCACCTCTAAAGGCAGTGTTGTTCTCACGGCCTCATCGAGTTATAGGGTTTTACCGACAGACTCTCTTAGAGATTTTCTGTTCGCTGCATCTAGTATGTCTACGCCCACTGTTTACTTTGACGTGCTGACGGTATCACAAGAGTCTGCTTATTTTATAGATTGTTTTGAGAGTGGTGGCTTATCCAACTGGGACACGGTAGGCTCTAAATGGTCCGTCCAAGGATCAGAAATACATAATGGAACATATGCCGCAATGCATACGGCTTCGAGCGGTACTCACTATTTAATAAAATCGTTTGATAATATTAAAAGTAAAAAACTAACATTTGATTTTTATTTATATTGTACTTCCCTTATAGGGACTGAATATTTATGCAGCATCTATGAAGCTTCGGATGGGTGGGCAGTCAATGCACTCTCAATTTCATCGGGGCATCTCAAATATCAGACCGATGGTAGCCTGCAAAATTTACCAACCGATGTCACAATTACAACTACTACATGGATGCACTTCATTATAATACTGGATTTCGAGGCCAACACGTTATCCTGGGTGGTAGATGGGATTTCGAAGGGGTCCGTCGCCCTAAAAGATAATGGAGGGAATGCGTGGGGAATTGATACCCAGATTTATGAATTGGATCTAATCGCGGGGTCTTCGGGTATGAATTTATATTTAGATGATTACTATATTTATAGAGATGCATATGTGAATTTGGCAGCAAAATATCCTCTCAAGCCAATGCAGGGAATTTTGGTGAGATAATGGGCAGAAGATACTCTGTGAATTTCTCCGGGGTGGCTGTAACTGCTGCCCAAGACCTGTTTGAGATTCAGCCAGCAGATGATCATCCCGTTAGGCTCCTCGGACTGTTCCTTTCACAGTCATCCGAGGTGGGGGACTCTGCCGAGGAGATGATGCGTCTCCAGATCATCAGGGGTCACACATCTGGTGGCTCTGGCGGTTCATCGGCTACACCCGTGCCTATTGATCCGGGAGATCCTGCAGCGGGATTCGCTGCCGGGGTCAACAATACCACGATAGCCAGCTCCGGGACTACCACCATATTGCACAGCGAATGCCTGAATGAACGAGTCGGCATGGGCCTGTGGTGGACTCCAGAGTGTGCACCAATAGCCAACCAGGCCAATACAACGATTGTGATCAGGCTGCTAGATGCACCGGCTGATAGCGTTACTATGTCAGGAACATTGTATGTAGAGGAGATGTAGATGTCATTACAGCTTTCAGTAGCCGTGAGAAACGCACGGCTGGATGCAATTGAGACAGCAATAGGGGCGAGCGCAATTCTGAAAATTCGATCTGGCTCGGCCCCGGCCAACTGTGCGGCCAGTGATACTGGAGACGTTCTGGCTACACTGAGTCTCCCGGCTGACTGGATGGCAGCCGCTTCGAGCGGCTCCAAGGCCATGTCTGGGACATGGCAGGACAGCTCCGCAGACGGGGCAGGGACAGCGGCACATTTCAGGCTTTACGCCAGCGACGGTTCAACTTGCCATCTCCAAGGAACTGTGACAGCAACGGGCGGCGGTGGAGATCTCACAGTGGACAATGTGATATTCGCCGCGGGCCAGAACTTCACCATCACCGGATTTACCCTTACCGATGGCAATGCGTAGATAGAGCATGACAGGCGTCTTTCGGCGGCGCTTTTGGACGGCAGTATATGTCCGCAGGCGCTGGATACCCACCGCAATAGCCAGCACCTCTGGCAGCGCCACGATAACGCTTGGCAGCCTATCATCCTCTGCATCCGGGAAGCTTGACCACAAGGGTCAAGCAGCGCCTACGTTAGGACTGCTTGGTCTATCCGCCGCTGGAAAAATAGACGTTCATGGGCAGGCCGCTCCGATCCTGGCGGTACTGGTTGTTTCGGCATCCGGAAACCTGAATATTAAAGGGCAAGCCTCGCCCATATTGGGGAGCTTAGGCCTCTCTGCTGCCGGCACTCTGGATATCTCCGGCCAGATCGCAGCGTCAATCCAATTATCAGCCCTTGTGGTAGGCGCCACGGGCCAGGCCCCTAAGACTGGGCAAGTCTCTCAGATTCTGGGGTATCTCGCCCTGAACGCCGCTGGAAATATCTATATTCGGGGGCAAGCAGCGAAAGAGCTATCTGGCCTATCAATTTCGGCAGTTGGAACGCTCACCGCTGCCGGGTTCACTGGCGCAATTCTCGGCGGCCTCTCCATCGCTTCTGCCGGAGAGCTTGCTCTCGTGGGACATTCTGCCCTGCCGCTGGATGAGCTGGCCGTTCTTTCCTCAGGGGAGCTGGATCTATCCGGCGCGCTGACAAAAGCCCTGGCAAACCTTTCTGTATCTACCACGGCGAAGGCAGACATCAAGGCAGACGCTGCAATTCAGCTTGTCGCCCTGACAAGTAGCGGCACAAGCAAGCTCTTCATAGCAGGATTTCTGGATCAATCGCTTATCGGTTTCTCGCTATCCTCTGCCGGAGCGACAGACATCGAGGCTGAATCCTCGTGTCTGCTCGATGCTTTGGTGCTCTCTTCATCTGGAAAGCTCGATATCATAGGAGCATTGGGAAAATCACTCGGCAGCCTATCGCTCTCTTCCGAGGGCAAGCTCTCTCTCGCAGCAGAAGCAATTATCCTGCTCGGCTCAATGGCTTTGGCTGCCGACTGCGTGAGCGGAAACACCGGACTCATTACAGTCGTCCTTGGCGACCTGGTCCTTGTTGCAGATGGGGATAGGCTTCGGGTGATCTATGCCGTCCGGATAGACAGCACCACGACAAAATCAGCTCGAATCGACTCGTTGATGAAGCAGGCAGTGACGATATGACGATGGAGACTTTCTTCGAAGGAGACTCAGTAGAGATCACCTCCAACACAGATTTTGACGACCTCGAAAATGCTTCCCTCATAGAGTTCATCGTAGAAAAGCCGTCTGGAACTGTAGTGACCTGGACTGCCGCTCAGGTGGGCGATACTCAGGACATCACATATACGACAGCGGCAAGTGACCTGGATGAGCTGGGGACATACAAGATCCAGGCTCATGTGAAATGGGATGGCGGGAGCAGTGAGCTTCACGGTGAGATAGTAAAGTTCAGAGTGAAGGCCCACCTGGAGGAGGAATGAGCGACTACGTCACGGCTACTGAAGCAGAGGAGTATTTCGACGGTGATCCAAGGGCCGAAGATTTTCTTTCGGAGGACCTGACTTGGTACTTGAAGCGAGCCACCGCTGCAATAGATGCTCTGCCGCTTAGAGGCCGCAAATATTCGCTAGATGGCGCCCAAGAAAGGCAATTCCCTCGGCAATATCGAGAAGGCTATGATCGAAATGAGCTGACTGGGGCGGCTGAAGTCCCGCAGAATGTGCTTGATGCCTGCTGTGAAGAGGCCTTAGCGCTATACCTATTCTACGCCGACAGCGATCGCACTGATCGGAAGACCATGAAAGAGGACGGAGTGCAGAACTACAATCTCGGGGGAGTGTACAGCGAGGCCCTGGGAATCTCAAATGCCGATAAGCACTATGGGCTTCTCTCCTCTGAAGCATACAGACTCCTAGCAAAACATATAGCCCGTTCATTCCCAATTGTTTAATAAGGTGATTTTTATAGTTCCAGGCCTGAAGCACACCTGCTATCTGGTTTCCAAATCCGCAGCTAAGCTCTATGATGCCTTGAGCTCTGGCGTTCTGGCCCTGTCCGGAGAATGGCCTTCAGGGTTTACTGGTAGGGTGGCCATCACAATCACAAGTGAGACGGGCCATACAGATTGTATAGGTTCAGTGGCCGTGGGCAGCGAAAGCAAGAGCTTCACCGCCTCAGGACAGAGGCTCACATTCACGACTTATCTGACCGCGCTGCCTGCTATTGTGGCCACGGGCCTGGACTGCTATATCCTGGTCGAAGTGCTCACCACGTCCGGGCAGCCATACTATGAGGAGACGCTCACAGCCGTCACCTGCCGATGGACACCCACCCAAAAGAGCTTCAGGAACAGCCTCGGAGAATGGGAAACGTCAGACGCCGAAGTGCTAACGACCTCGACGCTCTGCAATGCTACTGATGTTCTGCGATACGAAGGGCTGGACTACGTGGTGCGGCAAGTCAATCCATACAGCAAACTATCTGAAAGAGAATTTTTAAGGAGACTCTATGTTACTAGGTGAATATGTTTGGCCATTGGCGTTCGTTTCCTCCACTCTTGTAATCCTATCAAGTATGGTGGAGCTCTACCTAATCTGGCTTCGGGCCAAATGCCATGACTCCTGACGAGCAGATCCTCGCCCTGCTGAAGGATTGGGCACCAGAGGTCTCACGCCTACTCGACCAGGCCGGCTATTGGGATCTGCCCAGGACCTCGACCAAGCGCCAGGAGATTGCCAAAAAGATAGGGCTGCAACCAGGCGGCAAGACCTATGATGCCATCCTGAAAGCCTCCCTAGAGAAGAATGAGAACATCAGCCAAATCGTGCTCAATGAATATAGCCTTCGGGAGTTCAAGGCTGGGGCGCGAGAAGTAGCCGCCCAATTGGGCATACCCTTCTCGAAGTACGACTGGAATGAAGGCGCTCAGGCCCACTTCCAGGAGCACGGCCTGAAGCTTGTCAAGCAAATGAGCCAGACAGACCTGGACTCGCTGAGGGATCGGATCCAGTATGACTTTGCCCTCAATCCACGAGATTTCGCAAAGAAGTACGCTGAATCGTATTCTTGCAGCCCAAAAAGGCTTGAGCGCATTAAGAGAACGGAAGTTCATACGGAAGGTCAAGCCGGTGGCTACAATTTTGCTCAGCAGGCCGGCGCAACGGAGAAAACTTGGAACTGTCACCCCAGAGGCAAATGGCCTCGGCCCACACATCGGGCCGTCTGGAACGAGACTGTGCCAATAGAGGAGCCCTTCAGCAATGGCCTAATGTGGCCCTCAGATCCCAACTGCAGATGCTACCTGACTTATGGGTTCGGCAGCACTGCGAAAAAGACGAGCAAGTCCGGCATCAAAGACGCTTCTCCAGAAGAGTTCATTAAGCAGCGAGATAAGCTGCCCAAAGATCAGAGGGGTTTCCTCACACCATATACCGCGAACGAATATAAAGCGGCAGGCGTGAGACTCAGGCTGCATGAAAGCGGAAACGGGGGGTATGGTCTCAAAGGAAGTGAGTTAGTTTCGGTCTTCTCGCTGCCTGGCGCTCACTTAGGCAACCAAGTAGTGCAGGATGCCGTAACGAATGGAGCTAAGAAGTTGGATTGTTTGGGAGAGCGCTTAGTGCTCCTCTATAGGCAAAACGGATTTAAAGTAGTAAAGACAGATAAGTGGGACGATCAGTACGCGCCCGAAGATTGGGATTACGCAAAGCATGGAAAGCCCAACCTGTATTATATGGAATTGAAATGATGGCTGTTACAAAAGAGCAGGATAGGAACCTCAGGGACGTTGCTGAGGAGCTTTTTGGCTACTCTCCCTGCTTACATTGCAGGAACTTCATACTGGATGTTACTGCAGACAACAATTTCTGCAAAGCATTCCCGGATAGAATTCCTGATGAGATTTTTATGGGCAAAAATCTCCACAAAGAGGCCTATCCCGGAGATCACGGCATTCTCTTTGATCCGGAAGATAATTAGAGTCCATTTTCTCAATTTGTAGCGTCTTTCAAGCAGTATATCTCTTTGTCCAGCCCCAGCTCCGATCTGGGTGATTAGCATTTTGTGAGGCCCAATGAGCGCAGACTTGGATTTTCTTGATGCACTTCTCAGGGGACTTGATGATTCTGATCTCGATTGGGCGGAGGCTCGCATCAAGCGAATCAAAGAGTCTCGAAATCCCATGATAATAGTCAGGAAAACAATAATCAGAAAATTGTGAGGTGACAAAATGGTAGATCTAAAATGCGCTGGTTGTGGGGAGATAACCACTCTTCCAGCAATGCCCAAAAAATTCTTGTGCAGAAGTTGCGGTGCGCCCAATACACCAATGCCTGAAAACTATGGCACTTCGGATCAAGCATGTGGGTGCATCCTGCCGACCGGTTTTGAATGGAAAAAGCCGGTGGGCGTCATTGGAGATGAGCCTAATCTGATGTATATCACACCAGATCGGGGAGAGCCACTGACAAGATCGGAATGGATAGAGTGCTATGGCAACGATCCAAAGCCCGAGCTTGAAAAAATGCGTAAGCGCGGCAAAGAAGGCACGCCCGGATTCAAGAACCTGAGCACCCTGGGGGCAGGCAAGTGACAGATTCCCCTGTGCTACGAATCATAGCTGCAGTCCTCCTCATATCTCTCGCTTCTGGTATCCCTTCAGACGACCTGAAATACCGTGATTCTCCAGGCACGGTTAGTCTCTCTGGCGTCGATCCCGTCACACCAAAGCTTTTTGCGACTCAGGACGGGAATCTAAGTGCCTTCGCTCTGATACAGGTGCCTAATTTTGGTCACTATTGCACTTGGGAAGTGAACACCAACAAGGGCGATGAGCTACCCGCCGGGATGCCGGAATCACTGCAGCAGTTCACCACTAGCTCGACTGAAAATTTGACAAACGTAGGAAACGCCAGTACAGAGAATGTTACGATCATCAATGATACAGTGATGTGGTTTTGATGAGTGAAAAATTCTATTGCACCAAAAAGGGCGGCATTCGCCGGGGTGATTTCGGCCCAAAGAATGTGAGTGAAAATGTGAACAATGAGCTGGTTGTCCTGGAAGGCACCAAGGACAAAGGCCCCTGGTACAATGCCTTCGAGTTCTCGGATGAGCAGATCGAGTTCTACAGGGCAAAGGGCTGGATCGAGTTTGTGGAGGTGAACTAAATGTCGTTACTTGGTGAAATGGCAGCTAAGGGCCTGAGCATGGCCCTGGGAACGGCACTGAAGGCAACGCCCGTAGACGCCACCACAGTGGCTTCTATCATGGACATGGTTGGCGGTGCGCTGAAGGATCTCGCCGGGAAGCTGAAGGATGGAAAGATCGATGAGGCTGAGATTGAAGATACCTTGGCCAAAGTGGGGGCTCTTGGAAATGATTCGGTCGCTCTGGCCGCCAAAGCCGCCGTTGGCCGTATCTTAGAGCAAATCCTGTAGGGGAGGTCTCTATGGAGACCGAACTCCTTTCTTTTCTCACCAACCAGGGCCTGGCTATTGGAATAGCGGTATTCTTGGTCTGGTGGGTGACCACTCAGATGGGCCAACAGCTCAAGGCCACATGCGACGGACAGACGCGGCTTTGTGAGCAGCAGATCAAGCTGGCCACGACTATGGACAGGATGCTTGAGCGGCTGAACGATCACGACCAACAGGCCAAAGAGATCCTGAAGAAAGTCGATGGGATCGAGCAAAAGATATGAAGCTCATATTGAAATCCGGAACCGTCATCGATGATGATTCTTGTGACGTTGCCCTTTGGAGAGGGATCCTGAAAGAGCCAACGACTGTTCAATACAGCACCGGAAAGGGCGACGTGATTCTTTTCAACTCCTCTGAGATCAGAGAGATCTATTTTTCGGAGGAAGATGTCAAAAAGAGCATGGTGTGATATGACATCGATTTCTTTTATCAACATGGGCGAAGTCATTGCAGGAATCGAGGCCAAGCGGCAGAAAATGGAGAACCTGCCAAAGCTTGCCAGACAGATGGGAGTCCTGGCGCTCAACGAGATCCATCCGCTCACCAATAAGAAAACCGGCAACTGGGACAGCACCATTCACGCAGAAGTAACGGAGCTGGGGGCGTACAAGTATGAGCTTTGGGTGGGGTCCAAGGGTGCATTTTCTGGCGTATCCGAGGCCATGACTTCGCTCAAGGCCGAAGGGAAATATACAAAAAATGTGAAGAAGAAGGTAAAGGCTGCCCAAAAGAGTGGCGGTGGGTCAGGCTACAACTATGGCAAGCGGCAGGAGGACCTCTATCACCCAATCGAGATCGGCTACCACAAGGCACAGCCGAAGATGATGGATCTGTGGAATGAAAAAATGAAGGGGATAGTCACAGCCAACGCCGCCATGAGCGACTTTGCGGACTTGGATGTAGGGGCCTGGGGGAATATCTAATTGGTTGACATCTCGGCCTATGTTTCTGCCGTCGCTCAGCGCCTCCAGGATGATTCCACACTCAACGCACTCTGCGACGGGCAAATCATCCCCGGATTCCGCAGAGCCGCAGCAGACCAATTCTTGGAAGGCACTCAGCGGGCCTGCATTGGCATCCGGAGCCTATCCAAGAATAGCCAGCCCCTGGGCGGTGCCGCCTATCACGGTGGCGGCAAGCACGATCAGCTCATGGAGATCCGGATCATAACTCTGCTCAGCGCCACCAGGCAGGACGATTCTTACGCTTATGCGATAGGCGCTGAAGTGGAGCGCCTTTTGCGCTCAGGGTTCGATCAAGAACTTAATGGAGTTACTTATCACATTTCTTCAATCCCTAACATCAATTTCACGTCATTAGATGACGATCAATTCAATGATAGAATCGAGATTCAAGCCACAATCCGGCTAAAATACATAGGAGTGTGAATCAATGGTACAAGGAGCACAGACAAACGCCACCGGATTCGTGGCGATAAAATTAGAAGCGACATCCGGAACACCAGAAAGCGCGCCTCAGAAGGTCGCAGACCCGAAGGCCAACGGCTACATAGTGCTGAGAGGCGACATGGCGCCAGTCACCAAGAAGGCACCCAAGTTCAACGAGGTGGCTGGCCAGGCATTCCCGACGCTGCCCATACCAGGGCCTGAGAGCTTTGAGATGTCACTGCCCATGTTCCCGATCCTGAGCGGCAATGGTCTCGGACCTCTGTTGGCATGCGCCCTGGGTGATGATACTATGAGCGTGCTTGTCGCCAGCCACGTGTGGGAGCATGTGCTTTCATGGTCAGATCTGATAAAAACATTCACTGCCTTCTGTCACTATGGCACAAATGACGACGATCAGTACCGCATGTGTGCAATAGACAGTATCGATGTCAAGGGCAAGAGCAGCGACGGCTCGCTTGAGATTGATTTCAAGGCGCAGGGCGCGTCACTGGAGCACCTGACATCAGGAGCAGTCGAGACGGATGAGTTCATCGATCCGGATTCTGCCAGCCAGCTCACATTTGCGGGCCTGCGAGCGGAGATCGGCCAGCCTGGAGCGGCCATCAGGGATCTCGTAGAGGATATGACGATCACCTTAAAGCGCAATCTCGGGTTTGGTGCGCTCGGTAAGCCTGGCCAACATCCGGCAGGCAGTTCAAGCCACAATATCGTAAATTCGAAGAAATCTAACTGCGAGCTAAAACTCACCGGCATAGATACCGACAGAGAAGAGCTTATGAGAGCTATGTATCCGGTGAACACCGATCCCACCGCACAGACACGATATTCTGATGTAGTCCGGTACCTGAAGGCTCGCTTTTCGTTCTTCGGATCTTCTATCTATGCAGGGGTGAACGGAGAAGCTGATTATTGCAACGCCGGAACCCTGGCAGTCACATTCGCAGGTACCTACACTGGCGGGGATGTCGTCACTGTCGGTGAGATGGAGATCAAGCAGGGCACACCAGATGAGTTCCGCTTCCGCTACACCACAGGCGGCGCTTGGAGCGCATGGAGTGAGTATGCGGCTGTCACCACGGGTGCGGGGGTGGCTCTCGCGGGCTGCCTTGGAATCGAGGCTACGTTCTCCAGCACCACCGCAGGAGCGGACGGTGACAGATTCTACTTCTGCTCCCACTACCGCGAGATGAAGCGGGTCACTATCCCGGTGATGGCCTACAAGAACGCCCCGAAAACCATGTTCAAGGACGGACTCAGGAAGATCGATGTCGAGTTTGCCGCCGTCGACACTGGCGTAGCCTCTGACAGGCCGTCTATCACTATTGTGAATGCTGAAGGCTATGCATTCGACACATAGGTATCTGCCCTATTTGTCTTTTATATTTTTAGTTCAGAAAGATATTGATAATAATCAGGTGATAATAGCATGAACGACAAGAATTTTGATGATGGAATAATCGATCCAGAAGAGAATGCCGCTGCCCTCGCCGAGGCAATGGGCCAGGAGATTAGGGAAGAGGTAACAATCCTGGAGTTGCTGACCAAGGATAGCACCGGACGCAATCACAGAGTGAAGGTCCGCTACATACCGCAGTCCATCGCCAGCTCCCTCGACTATGACGATGGCCAGACGATGCAGAACCCCAACAGCAACCGGGTCAGACGGCCAAAATTCGACTTCAAGAAATGGTCCAGAGAGAGGATCCCCAAGATGAACTCCCTCGCCCTGCTGAACATCCAGATCAAGAACGATCTGGTAGGTGAGAAGGCCACAGAAAAGGGCGACATACTGCTCTCAAGGATCGGCAGCGGGGAATTCTTCCGGCTAGAGGGCCTGTGCTTTCCCGGAGCAAGCGAGGATGCCACTGATAGCGAAATCAAAGATAATGTACCTCGTCGGAAGGGTGGCAAAGGGCTTCGGGTGCAGCCCACTGATGCTGGCGAGTGAGTACGGGCTGATAGCTCCTTCCTTTTTAGATGGCCTTCTCCCCGAAGAGAAGATCCTGGCAGATAATCACCTTCTCAATCGCCTCATCGAGGCGGAAAATGAGGCCCACGAGAAGGCCAGAGAGGAAGCAAAAGAGCGAACGCGACTGCCGGGCGTGACTCGGATGGTGTCAGCCGCAGAGCGGTCCGAGCAGCTCAGGGAAATGCGAGCGAAAAAAGATGATTAGGGCGCTACCTTTCGAGCACCTTTGCCCATTTGGGTGGCAAGTTGCTTTGCCATTGCGTCCCGTGTGGTAGCTACCGGATCGGGTATTTTGCTTTTCAGCACATCCAGGATCATCCTTAGCGTTCCTGCCTCATCCAAGATGCCGTTGAATGTCTGCTGCCACTTTTCGAGGTACTTCATCTGCTCAAATGACAGTGATACGTATATGGCATTGGGATCGCTATCTCCGAGGCAGATCCTCAGCGTCTCCATCATGCCTCGAAGGGCCGCCTCATCGCCTTTCTCGATATCTGCTATGAGCTGCGCCTTGACTTCTGGACTTAGTTCCATGTGGATTACATTGTTCTAATATTATATAGAGGTTACTGCTTTGTCTGATACCGAATTAGCCTTCAGGACAACACTTGATGCGCAAGGATTTGCCAGCGGAGCTCAGCAGATCAACGGTCATCTCAAGGACATGGGCATCCACACCCAGACGGCCACAGCCAACCTGGGACCGCTCGGAACCATCCTTGGAACGATGGCCAACCCAGCCACTGCAGCCGCTCTCGCAATCACCGCGTTGGGATCTGCGCTGGTGGGTAGTGTCCAGAATGCCGCTGCGTTTGAAACCGCTATGAGCGGAGCAAAGAAAGTAATCTCTGTCGATGACAGCCAGGCAAGCTCATATTTCTCGAAATTGGGGGAGGACCTGCAGCTACTTTCGACCCAGGTCCCAGTTGTGGCTACGGACCTGGCCGGCCTGGCAGCGGTCGGCGGCTCTCTTGGTGTCGCATCTGAGAGCATCGCAGGATTCGCAGAGACCGCCGCCCAGATGTCAGTAGCCTTCGAGATGCCCGCAGAGGAAGCCGCAACGTCTGCTGCCAAGATCCTGACGGCATTCGGCCAGCCCATAGATACCGCCAATATGCAGGCCCTCGGCAACGTCGTCAACCAGATCGGCGACTCTATGGCCGCCACGGAACCTGAGGTGCTGGACTTCGCCAACCGGGCCTCGTTCCTCAACACCACTATGGGCCTCACGATACCCCAGGTTGCTGCCCTTGGCGGCACACTGATATCCACCGGCCTCTCGTCAGAAGTCGCTGCCACGGGCATCAAGAGTGCCCTGAACACCCTGACATCAGAGACCTCGAAGACTGGCGGCATGGACAATTGGGCCAAGCTCATGGGCGTGGGCGTCGATGAGCTGAAGACCAAGATCGCCGGGGACCTGCCAAATACCCTCATCGAGACGGCAAACAAGATCGCAGCCATCGAAGATCCTGTCCAGCGATTCCAGACAGCCGTGGCCCTGGCAGGCAGCGAGGGCGCCGTGGCCCTGCTGAAGCTGGCTGGCCAACAGGATGCATACAATTCCGTCCTGGCGGAATCCATCTCACAGTGGGACAAAGGCCAAGCCGGGGAAAGCGGCGGCATGGCCAAGACGTTCGAGGCCAACAGCGCCACCTTCTCTGCTCAGATGCAGATCCTGAGCAATGCGGTTACGTATGCTTCTGTTGCCGTGGGTAATGTCTTCCTGCCGACACTCACCACTGCGGCTGGCGGGCTCGCTGGCCTCGTGGTGGGTGTCACCCAGGCAGCTCAGTCATTTGGTGGCATAGTCACAGGATCCCAGGCATTCGCCGCTCTGAGCAGTGTGATATCTGCGGTTGGCAGCGTCGCTCAGGCAATTTTCGGGAACATGCAGGCCATGTTCACACCCATCTGGGCGGCTATCGGCCAGGGGGCCGGGGCCATGTCTGGCCTGCAAGCGGCCTTCAATCTGCTGACGGCCCCTCTCACAATAGTCTGGACAGGAATTTCTACGCTCATCAGCGGGTTCGCTGCATTCGAATCTGCTATGCAGCCCGTGGCATCCACGTTGGGTGGGGGGATAGCCACGGCCATAACAGCCGTGAGCGAGGCCTTCAGCGTCACGAGTGCTGTGATGACCGCGTTCGGGCAATCGATATCTGAAGTTGTCTCAGAATCGGATACCATACAGTCGCTATCGGATGCTTTCAGCACCGCGAGCGATGCCATATCCGGAGTAGTTGACGCCATCGAGTCCACGATCACTGATATGATCGACTGGATCACGGACCAATTCACCAGCATAGGCGACGCTCTGGACATCACGGACGCCGCCGAGACCATGACTTCGGGTGCTCTGGACTCCGTGGAGAGCACGCTGGATTCCTACGGTTTTGGGGGCGTTCTGGATTTCATGAGCGGCGTAGCCGGAAAGGCGAATACCATCCTGGATACGGAAGCGGCAGCAAAAGAGCAGGCGGACGCAGCCGCCAAGGCCGAAGCAGACAGGATTGCCGAGAACGAGAAGCTTCAGGAGGCCGGAGCCGAGGCCATTGAAGCTGGAAAGGATCTGGCCGTGGATTCTGCGGAAGATGTCGGAAAAGCCGCGGGAGACGCTATATCCAGCGAGATCAAGTCAGGCATCGAGGCCGGATACAGCGACCTGGAGACGTTGGCTATAATCAATAACAGCAGTTCAAGCGCATTCGAATACAGCAGTGCTTTTGGCCGGGGGAGTGGAGCAAAAGTAGCTCAGCAGGATGGCATAGAGTACACTCTTAGCTACGTGGGAACCAAGGTGGGCACAGACGCCAAACTCCTAATCGATGGGCAGGAGATGGCATCTGGCTCGTATACTTCCGAATCTGCAGAAGATATCATAAGCGATTTGTTTTCGCAGTCCAAGGCCACACTATTAGATGAAACATCGCTCACACTTCAGGGCCGAACTGGCGAGGCGGCATTGGTCAGCCAAACCGATAGCATTAAGCTGGACTATGACGTGCTGGTCGAAAACTACGGCGAGCAAGTGGCCAATCGGCTAGAGAACCAGGGGGCCGTTGTGGCCGCCGCCGCCAGCCAGACAGCAGTCGATGCATACAACGGGCTTCTGGAAAACATGAAGTCCCCAATGATTGAGAATCTCAGCGAAGTCTATGACGAGATCGCCGCCCTTTCCGCCGAAGACCCGCTCCATGCATCCGAATATCAGCTATTCGGGGAAGAGTTTGAGGCCAAAATAGCATCGCAGGTGACGGATGCCGAAACATTCGTCACAAGCGAGCTGGATGGCTTCAAGTCCACAGCTACATCCGCACTGGAAGATGGCATCATTGACACCGATGAAGCTAATAGTCTCCTGGGGATGGAAGATGAACTCAATTACCTGAAGGAATACTTCCCGGAGGAGTTTGAGGCCATTGGCGGAAATTCAGCATTAGCACTCATTGCCGCCCTAAAGGCTGGCGATTACGAGGAAGCGGGAAAAATAATAGGCACCGAGTTCTCTAGCGGAGTTGAAACCGGCATTCTCGGAACAGATATGACAGATGTGGCCGGATCGATCGACCTGGCAGACATCCTGGCCGATCCAGAAGAGTTCAAAGAAACCGTCATGGACATTCCGGACTTCATGGAGAATACCTTCCAGCCAGCCATTGAATCTGAGATAGACTACTTCGCAACTCAATGGGATAGCGGATACGGTAAGGCACGCGAATCTGCCACAAACTTCATGAACGACATGGAGAACACGGCTGAAGAGATGCCGTCGCTGTTCACGGAAAGACAGCTTAGTATTATCTCGGACTATAAAAACAAAGTCATAGACGCCGGAACGGCCTTGGCTGAATTAAAAGAGGAGGTCTCCGAAACAGCCGATGAGGTTGAAGAAATCAATTATGCCATGGAGGAAAGCGATTTCGAGGAAACCATGTTTTATAGTTCGTATATCGGCCCCACTTCCGGCTATTACGATTGGCTGGTGAACAAATCCGGTAGGTCCGAAGACGAGATACGGACTATACTCATAAATGCTGACACTGTAGAAGCCAATACTGCGCTGGAGACACTGGATGCTAAAATAGCATCTGCTCGCACGCTTAAAGTTTCGGTAGAGACTACTGGAGACACCGATATACTGGATCTTGCCACTACCAATGTAGGGGGGATAGATTGGCTCTCGACTGATTCGACCGTAGCATCCACAGCAGAGACAACAAAAACCATCAAAATAACGGCAGACACATCTGACATAGACAGCGACCTCACTCGGATAGAGTCAGAGATCACTACCTACCATACAGAGCTGAATGAGATTCAGACCTTGATAAATCCCATGAAGGTATCTTTGGACATATCTGCCGCCCAGGATACCATAGACGAGTTTGTCCGGGAGATCAACGCCCTTAGCCCAGTGGTCCACGTCACTGTGGATATTGATGCCTACGCCTGGGAGATACAGGATGCTGTAGAGAATGCGGTGATTGAGGCCCTGGCGAATGTGAGAGCATGAAGCATGGCCTATATCTCATCAATCGCGGCCTGGGTACGCCGGGCCCGACTAAAGTCCTTCAGTGCTCCGCTTACACTGATTTGGATATCAATGCTGCCGGAACAGGCTCTTTCGAGGCTGTGGCAAAGTCTGTCTGGACATCGCTTCCCCATTATCATTTCGTGCGGGAAAACGCCCTGTCGATGCTGGAACATAACACCTCGGCGAGCTCCACAGATCTCTTCGGCTTTCCGTCTACAGGCATCAGCTCCGGCACCATCACCAATGTCGCTATCTGGATTTTTGAATTTGGTCTTTGCAAAACCGCTATCAAGCTGAGCGGGACCACATACTACGGCGAAGAGCGCAACACCTATGCGAAGTGGATCTGGAAGCACACAGACTATGCGACTAATCCGGCCACTGGCATAGCCTGGACCTGGGCTACTGTGAACGCCCTCCAGGCCGGCGTCTGGATGGACATGCACCAGATTAGCCGATGCCGCGTCCTCAAGGCGATCGTGGATTATATCGACAGTGACGGCATAGCCAGACAGGTAGAACTATCACCGACTTCTGATGTATCTACCGGCCTGGTGACTTTAGTCTGGTGCGCTCTTTTCAACAGTCACATTACACGCACCTGGGCCGCTTCCGTCCCGGCAACCCCCTATATTTACGGAGCTGCCACATCATCGGCCAACCCCATTTTTTACAAGACCATCTTATCTGAGCTGCCGCCGTCTAATTCCGAAATTAGCGGCCTGGTAGTGAATTATCAGGTCAACGGCACAGTAGGCACGGCGGGAATAGGAAAGGTAAAGCCCTTTGTGTATGTCAATGGAGCCTACTATTATGGAGATGAATACGATATCTCCTCTACAGCCGCCAGCTACACTTATGAGTGGGTCACGAATCCGGCCACGGGCCTGCCCTGGACACTCTACGATCTGGCCAGCCTGGTCTATGGCCTGACAGCCCGAAGCACAAATACCAGCAAGACCGTTCAGCTCAATATTCACAGACTATATGCAGACATCACTTACAGCACTGCACCAGAAATCACGTCTTTCACGAAGTTGCCAGCCACCATCGAAAGCCTCACACTGAACACACAGAATCCTATCACACCAGATGACCTCAAATTCTACCTACCGAGAGGTAACTTCTTGCCGGAGCGCACCGAGATAATCCTCTTCTGGCAGGGCGCGACGGTCTGGCAGGGCATTGTCTGGCAGGTCAAAGAAAAGAGCAACGAGACCTACATATGGGCCAAATCTCAGCAAATCCTCTTAGATTATCGTTACATTCCACAATGGGCATTTTTCTGCGTGCCCTGGACTACTTACAACGTCCTGTCATGGAGGACCTGGACCATCGGGGAGATGCTTTCTGATGAAGCGCCGGAATATTGCGGCTGGAGGCATCGGTATCGAGATTCAGCAGGATCTGCTTACAGCGCCGCAAAACAAAACAACAGCGGTATATTCTTCATACTGAATTCGGCCCTGTTTCCACCAGCGGGAAGCATAGAATCTACCACTGTAGGAAAGTATGCCGGCATAGCCAACCTGATAAGGAATAGAGCGCTATACCATTTTGGTCACTATCCGCTCTATACGACCTCTGCAGATGATGCAGGAGGCTTGCACAGGCTCCGAAAAGCAGCTTCCTCTGCGCTGGCCCTCCATGAATTTTATCTTGATGAGAACGACCTCTATGTCTATCGGCCCCTTCCATATGCTTTAGGCTCGCCCTATCATCCAGATGCTATGTTCCTCTTAGCGGATCACTGGAATGATACCCACATCCGACCAGGCGAATGTGATTTCGATGAGTACTATCTACAGTTTCCGTATAATTTTGGGGGACAGGCCTCTAAGAATTTCGATGATTTCTTTGAAAGAATGGGTTGTGAGCTGGCCTTCATACCAGATGGCCGTGGCAAAGTCCTGATGACGGCCAAAGAAGAGAATGCCAGAGGCTCGGAGGCGGTGCCCCTACAAACCTTTGTTCACGGTCGGGGATGCAAGATATCAAAGAGCATTCCATCGAAGCCTGCTGCAAGTTGTGTTGTGGCGGAGGGGGATATTCCTCAGGCCCTCTCTGACTGGAAAAATGGCAAAATAATCGAAATCGTGCAGAACGGCAGCTATGAAGGGCCGGATATGAGAGATTACCTGGACTTCTATGCAGACATCGATGAGTCCACCTACAAGATTGAGAGTGATGAAGAAGAATACCTCCTTCGCCCAGGTGATTGGATTGCAGCGCAGGCCAAAGACGAGGGTCCTGAGTCGGCGCGCGTATCGAAAATCACGATAGCCGGAAAGAGGAGCTTGATCGTTGCCGGAAAGTCCCTGCAAAGCATCAACGACCAGTGGGGTGCATGGAGAGCCGCCAGAGGATCACTCAAAACTGAGCATGTGGTCGCATCCAAGACCGCGGACCTCACCGGCCCGACTGGCTCTACTACATTTTTGGTTTACTTCTCGCATTACGGCTACGGCACAGACTGGGCTTGCCGACTGGATGTGTCATGGCAGCTCTGGAAAGCATCGGGCGTGACGGCAGAATATCCGTGCAGCATGGATCTGTGGCTTAGGATAGTCCTGAATGGAAAGGTCATACCTCCCGGGCGGTTCAAGGTAGAGGGAAATACGGGTTCGCTTTCCATTGATATTACTGATTTTTGCTCCGCGTCATCGACTGCAGACACAACGAACACTATTGCCTTTGTGCTCGCCAATGGCGTTCCAGCGTCGACGACCGTGTTCTGCCATAAAATTAGTGCGACTATCAGCCAAATTAAGAGAATAGTGGGGGTAGTTAATGTCTCTTGAAGACGGTTTATATTTTCTCGATATGAAGAAGGGCAATCTATCCTGCGAAAGGATAGTTATCAGGCGGCCTATAAACGACTTCAAGGTCACTGCCGCCTGTGCGGCAGAGTTAACAGGAGTAATCGGTTCTGCTCATTATCTGCGAGTCTGTCGCCCCTGGCCGCCTTATAGAGGCGACTTGAGGAAATATAACAGCGCCACTACGGCCACTGACATTTTTGGTTTTCCGTCTACAGGCATCTCGTCAGGGACTATCACCAATGTCGCCATCTGGATTCTTGTGCTCACCACCTACGGGAACTCTGAAGCCATTGGCAACGCGAAGACGGTTCTCTCAGTAGGCGGCAGCGCCTATGAAGGCGATGCCGTAACCAGCTTCAGGAGCCAAAAGAATTACGATGGCAGCAACTACGTCCCCAATCTCAATTATGCTCGGCCCACCTGGCGGAAAACAGACTATGCCCAGGATCCTTACACGGCAGCGGCCTGGACCTGGGCTACTGTGAACGCCCTCAACGCAGGATTCAAGATAACCGGCGCGGCAAGCTATTCTCTGACTGCGGTCCTGGAATGCAAAGCAGTGATCACATTCACGGTCAACGGTATCGAGAAAGAGGTCACTATCAGGCCGAGCTCAGATGTTTCCGTGGCCCTCACCACCAATGACAACACCAGCATGGCCTATGCCTTCTTGAATGGGGAGATAGCTGACAGCAATATCTATGCTCAGACGAACGCCACCAACTACAAGACTGTGCTTTCGGCTATCCGGCCCATCCCCCATGAGGCGGAAGAGGTATTATCTGTAATCATCAAGCACACTGCGTGGAAGAGCAGTGCCAGCTACACCGGAAACTCAAAGGCAGTACTGCGGACTCATGGGACGGAATACTACGGCACTGAACGGGCCCTCACAACCTCTCCGGTAGAATATACTGACACTTGGACCACGAACCCAGCTACCGGCCTGTCCTGGACACGCGAAGAGGCCAATGAGCTGTGCCATGGTATCGCCATGAAGAACTCCAGCACGAGCGGCTATTCCCGGTGCTCTCAAGTATACTGCAAAATCACCTACAAGGTCAGGTTGCCTGGATACTCGAAGATCCCTGGACGGCTCACCAGCCTCAAGAAGAATGCCCAGAGCCCCACCATCACACCAGATGAGCTGGCATTCCTGATAATGCCGGACGTGCCTGCTCCAGACTATGCGGAAGTAATCCTCGTAAACAGCGGCGAGCACATTTTTCATGGCGTGATAACGAAACGCGAGGAATCCGGGCCGCTGCTCAAAATCACCTGCAAGGCCCAGCAATGGCTTCTCGATTATCGCTACATCCCAGATTTCGCTTTTCTTTCAGATCTGAGAGCCTGTGGCGTCTACAGCTCGGCGAAGCTCTATGAAGATTATCACTATCCTCCGTGCTCATATTCGGATCTGAACGGCCTACTTTCCGATGAGCCGCCGATCGAATGTGATAACGTCGCCTACTATGACAGCACCCACATCATGATATACTGTGTCGCAGGAGCATTGTTCTGGATCAATTCTTGCATTCCCAATGGCCTCTGGGAAGCATATTCTTCCACGGTAGCGAAACTGGCCGGGGCTGGATATGGAAGTGCGATAGGCAGCCATGAGCTATATGCCTGCGCTTCCAATCCCCAGAGCGGCGAGGGAGCAGTGGATAGCTATCTGATTGATGGTATTAAGCGGCTCAGGATGGCCGCAAACGTGGCTGCTCTGAGCAACAACGAGTACGTCCGAGATTCTGCCGATCTCTATATCAAATTCGGTGATGGCTCTTATTGGCCGAATGCCTTCCTGGTAGCGGCCTGGAATTGGTGCGATACAAAGATCAGGCTTGGCACAATCGATATAGGCGATTGGAAGAGCGGCACAGATCTTTCTCTGCGAGGAAAGGCTTCCAAGAGCCTGCAAGACCTGTTTGAAAAGCTCGGCAAAGAGATTCAATTCCTTCCTGACCAGGATGGCACTGTGCAATTTAATGCGGCCAGCGAGATCTCAAGGGGATCATCGACCACCCCCATAAAGAAGTTCATCCACGGTACAAATTGCCAGGTAAAATTCAAGGGTCAGACAGAGCCAAATTGCCAGGCATGTATCGGGGTGAAGAGCGGTGATACTGGAGTTGTGCAGACTCCGCAGCTAGATACTGATTGGGATGTATCGCTCAGACCTCAGCTCATCAAGATCTGCGAAGAGTCAGATCTATCGAATGAAGAGATGCGGGCCAAGATAGCCGATGTGATTGCCAACAATGACTACTCCTTTGAGATTACCTCTGAAGATGTTGATTTCTGCTTGAGGGTGGGGGATCACGTCTGGGTCACCAAGGAAGATGTCTGCACCGATTATCCTCAACGAATACAAAAGATTGAATACACCGGCTATCAGTCGATGAAAATTACCACGGGAAAGCAAGCATTCACGGCTTCGGATGCGTTCGGGCAATACCTGAAGCTCGATATAGCTTCTGATGCTGAACCTGTGCAGGAAACAGAGATAGACGGCTCCACTGTGACCAGTTTCACCATCAAGAAGGAGAATGCCAGGGGAGATAATGGCCTGGTAGTGATTCATGAGCTGTCATTCTCGTTCGACTCCGGTGATTATTCGGCAGGAATGGATGGGTTCGTAGAGACAACGTTGAATGGTGTCGTAATCCCTCCGGGCCGTATGAGAATATCTCCGGATTCATCGACTATCGAGCGGGATATCACAGACTTTTGCAGTATGAGCGAGTCAGCCGACACAGAAAACGCGATAGAGACCGCTAGATTCGGCTATACTGGATATTCATCGATGACAGAGAAGGTGAAGCAATATAGAGCATCACAAAAATGTATAGAGGAAGATTAGGCCCGGGTAGCCCCTACCAGGTAGAAGTCTCCCGAAGCGTGCCATATGGTGATGTGGGACATGGGGATCTCCGGAGATTGGAACGGCAGGGCCGGATAGGGCTTCATATGCCATTGCATATTATTCCAGGACTTCCAGTAGGTAGTCTCGTTGATCTGCCAGGTGTACGGTTCGGTCTGGTTTGCGGCAGCTATCACCCTGGCCACGTCCGGCACTACACCCAAGACGGGCCCGGCGGCTTGAACTTCCTGCCAGGTGGGCTCGGCCAAGGCCTGAAAGGTGCTCATGTCTGACTCATTCACCATATAGCCCCATTTGGCAGCAGGGGCGACGCCTGCAGAAAGCAGCAGGACTAAAGCCAAAGTGGTCAATTTCATAACATAGCTAATTATCTGTGATATTATTTAGCTTTTTCGGTCATATGGCGGTGCATAAATGTCACAATATATCTACTTAGGAACTCAAAATTTATCAAATCGCGTCTATGGCGGCTTTAAATTTAGCGGTGGCATTTGGTCCGTAAAACAGGTAGGGGCTACATCACTGGAGACCGCCAACCGGAGGGATGAGCCGAAAGGCGGCTCAGTGTCCTTTTCAGTAGTCTTCGATTCAGAGGCAGATGCTAGTGTTTTCCTGAAATATTGTTGGGAAAACGGGCCCGACAATCCGGACTTCGATGAGGAGAATGGTGTGGATCTGGCCTTCTATCTTCGCTCCAACTCGTGGTATTTCCGAGTGTGGGGGATATCTGCCCAGCAGACGAAACTGAACTCTGAATCGATGGATTACATTCAGTATGCATATGAGGTGACATGCTATTTCTATAGTCCCTACAGCTATGCAGCCACCACAGACAGTTGGACTGCTACCAGCCAAGCCTTGCCTGAGACATCCTCCGCCCTCAGTAATGCTGATGGCTACATGCCCTGCCCCCTGGAGGTCCTGGAAATTACCTGTGCATACAATGCGGGCCATGTATCTGATCTGGTACATACCATAGCTGATTGTGCCGTGGCACTCACTATCTGCGATGATGCCCTCACGAACGAGATTTGGACTCTCTGTGGGAATGAGAACAAGCTGACAGAAGTCTATGAGGACCCCATCACCAGCGGCACACAATGGGGGAATGATACAACCGGAGATGGAACTTTCGACACCGACCACATAGAGCTAGATGATGGAGAGAGCGCCTACTACAAGCTCTCCGGGCCGAATCCTGTGAAAAAGCCAATAGTAATGACGGCAGACCTCTCGCTGGATTCCGGTGGGGCAGATGGCTTGGCTTATGTGCAGATCTCACCTGATGGTGTGAGCTGGCAGACTGTACTTGATCAAGACGATTTCGAGAGCGGCGCGACGGAGTACATCCTGAATGGCTCCAAGTACATGACTGATGTCTATGTGCGGTTTATCTGTGGATCAGGGACTGCTGGGAAGTACTTGAATATAGGCTCGATCAAATTCGAGGTCGAACGCTGGATAGAGGACGGCGGAGTCCCAACTATCCCGGCAGGCGGCTCCAAGACAGCCACACTTTCGGGAACCGGGACCGTCACCATTGACGGAGAGTTCCGGCCCCGCAGGAAGTTTGTTTAGAGGGCGTTTGATTGACATTGGAT